CAAGATAAAATCGTTTGTTCCATCAACAGCTCCATCGAGTGTTGGCTGTGAACTGATAGCGGTTTTATCTAATGCTGTGGTCAAAGTGACGTTAGCACTGCCGTTAAAATTCTGAGCAGCAGCCAATGTCTGACCAGAAACAGAAAAAGTCCTTGTTGTTGCAAGGGTAGTTGCGGTTGTTGCGGTACTTGCATTGCCAGCCAATTCACCTGAAACACCTTGAACGTTCAACCAGCCAAGTTGGCCAGTAAATACGTTGGCAGTCATGTTTCCTGTCGAGTATAGAGCAAAGCCTTGAGAGCTATCATCCCAACCAAAGAAGCCAGATCTTGCTGCACCAGCATAGTAATTAAACGCAATGCCACGATCAAAATTATCATCAACAGTAGGAGCGCCACTCCCAAGAACAATAACTGGATCTTCAATGGTAACGATTGTAGAATTAACACTTGTTGTAGTGCCGTTAACCGTAAGATTACCAGCAACACTCAAACTTTGAGAAAGAGTAACGTTACCGTTAGAGGCAATTGAGATTGAATCAGAATCACCCTGCGTGCCAATAAAGCCGCCATTTGGTAATCTTAAAGAATTATTAACAGCATCGTAAGTGAACGTAGATACTGATTCGTAAAGTTTATCAGCAGGAGAGGTGCCAAAAAAAACTATACCACTAGGATTACGATCATAAGGAGAAAATGACATATTGAAACCTCCGTAGGAATTGTGTTAAACAAATTACAAAATTAATTTACATCATTATATCAGGAACCAATTTGAATTATCTGACATTAAAGTGTAACTTTCATGTCTAGAAAAAAGTCCTAGTCGATTTTGTCCGTCTATAGTTTGAGATCCACTGGGCACAAGTACCCCGGAATTAGATCCAGATTTAAATTTTACCGTAAAATGTTTCCCACCATTATTGACTGCTGTCGGTAAATATACGTTCACTGGGCTATTGCTTGTCTCTAAAAAAACAACATCAGAGTTATTTGATAAGCTAAAATCTGAATTGATATTGACAAAACTTCTGTAACCTGATGGTGCTGATGCGGAGCTTTGAAAAGTGCCATCCGTAAAATGAATGCCAGATAAATTCACTTGATCTTGCGAATCTTTTACTGTCGCCTTGCTGGCTGGAAGAGTGCAAAATACAATAGAAACACCTTCAAGGTTTACCTTTGCTCCACCGGCAGAACTGTTAAAAATAGTATCTCTAGATAGAGAATTTGAAGAAGACGAATAAACACCTTTGCCAACTTCCCACCTACTGTTGTTTTCGATAGCGTAATATGTTTCATTACCATTGCCAATACCTTGATTGAAGCTTTGGAAAGCTCCATATACACCATCTAAAGATACGGAGCCACTGCCTGCAGTTGAAGATGTTTCCTTTACTCTGTCTGATAAAATCAACATTTTAAATCCCTAATAAACGATTTCTATCTGCAGCATCTTGGTGTACAATAATTTAGAAGTCAATTAAACCATTATACGCCCCTCTCCGTGGGAGCCCGGTACGCTTTGATAAGAATTACACCTATTTAATAAATCTTGACTAGCCTGACCTGTGTTGCATCCAGATTGCACAAATGGACATAGCACATCCTCTTGATCGTTGATTATAGTTTGTGTTATTATCTTACCATCATTGATAGCATCACTCTGTAGGTTGCTCACAGTTTTTCTAACTTGGGTTGCTGTCATGCTACCAGAGTTGTCTATGGAAATTGCAACCTCTCGGGACGAATTGAAAAGCTGTAATACATCTCCTCCGTAGTGATTTACTATTGTTTTTATTGTTTGCCAAGCGTCGTTGTAGTCTGCGACGGCGAGGTTTCCATTGTCTCTTTCTATGTATTCATGTAGTCCATATATATTACCTTTATCGAATTCTAGTTTTAGAGAAAAAGCTTTTGGCCAAGATATAAAGTTTGGAGGATATATCATATGACTGTAAGGTCGAACGTCTAAAACAAACAGCAGTCTATTTGGATAGGCAGAAATCCATGTCTGCATATCTGCTTGAAAATTACCACCACCAAAACCAAATCCATTTTCATCAATAAACGCTACGCAAATAACTTTTTCGCAATCTGAAATTGCTGGTCCTCCAGAAGCTACGTTTCCGCAACAAGGATTGCATTGATTTGGTCTTCCCATGTTTGTTTCCTTAACAGCTAACCCATATAGGTCGATATTCGTTTCCTAACTTTATAGCCACAACGTATTTGTCAACAAATAAATCAAGGTTACTGTCCCTGTTGGTTATTAAAACGGTTCGACCAACAGAAATTCCATTTTCATATACATTCAACAATCCAGTCGATGGATTGATGCTATTGTTAAAATTCTGAGCTAATATTCCTTCAACGAACAGTGGATTGATGCTAGAGGTTGTGCTTACGACATGCCCACTGCAACTCATGTAAGCAACCATGTTGTTGTTGCAATACCACGATTGAAGAACTTTGTTTCCATTCACCGTTGGGTTGCCTGAATGACCAACCGTATCGTAGTATCTAACTTCCAAAGGTGCTGTGGGTGTTAACCTTGCATCGCCTATGGATATATTTCTCAAGTCTGTGCGTCCAGCAATAACCTTATTGATGGCAAGTCTGTTGGACAACGCTAAATCTGCTGGGTTAGAGAACAATCTTTGATTATCGTCTATTCCTGCAACAATCTCAATATTTCCTGTTCCGCCTTCTCCGGCAGATGCAGTTCCTTGGAGCGCAAATTTTCCGATACCAACGGAGCTTGTCAAAGTGGAGTTTAAACCAGCGCTGTTTCCAATAAACACACAATCTTGTGCTGAGTCTGAATTTTTACCAGCACTGGTTCCGATACACACGGCGTAAGCCGTATTGTTAGAACCTTCGCCAGCAGACGGTCCAATGAAAATGTTATTGAATGGTGTTGAAAGCGTTGGGTTTGATACTGTTGCATTGGCTCCAGCGTATGACCCAATGATAATCGAATTGTATTGACCGCTAGAACCAAAAGCAACATCACAACCTATCATCACAGATCTTGCGTTTGCAGATGTATTTACATTCAGTTCGTTTTCTGGGTTGGAAATCAAAACGTTGCAGTTTTCTGCTATTGAAGATATTCCACTGGACACATAGTCAGCTAAACCCTGCAGCGACATTTTGCCCATTTTAGAAGAATTGGTTCCATCCAACTGAACAGCAACAAAAGTATTGTCTGTTCTGATGTTGTTGGACACTGAACCGGCAAGACCCAATGAAGAATAATTAAGGGTAAAATAGTTTGAATTATTTGAAGCTTGAAATGTCTTGTTTACTCCAGATGTTCCAAAGGTTGGAATCAATTCGAAAGAAGATAATCCAGACAATGAAGTTCCATCTTGGAAGACTATCGATTTTGTTACAATCAGGTTGCCAGACACCTTGGCTGAAGAATTCATAGGATCTAGTTCAAATAAAACGTTCTTTCTCGAACCATTGGCATTGATGAAATTGAAACTTAATTTATCTTTAGCTGGATTGGTTGCAGAAGCATTATAGTCAACGACATCGAAATTTATAACATCTCTGTCAGAATTATTATCAAAATCTGTTGAGATTTTAAATTCTGAAGATTCTGATTGTTTTACAGAAAAATATCCAGTAACACTGGAAGATATGTCTATTGTTAAAAACTTACGTCCTTGCAACACATTGCCTACAACAAGAGGTGAAGCTCCAACCCCAATAGCCAAAGCTCCTGTCGCAGGCTGTGTGTTAACATATAATCCTCTGCCTATCACGATGCTGTTGCTTATGGGATCTGCACCTTGGCTATTTTCCGTAGTCAAGTTACCGTTTCCAATAACAATATTATTGTTGGCACTCGTGTAATTTGTGAGATTTTCAGCTCCGACGATTGTATTATTTACTGATGACGTAAGATCGCTACCAGCGAAATATCCAATGATCGTACTTCTTGAAGATGGAGAAGATTGAGAGCTTTCACCAATATAAAAACCAGCCCTATAACCATAGCATGTGTTTTGCGTGCTATTTACATTAATGCTTCTAACATTCGGTGTATACCAACCTCCATGTGTATTTCCGTGGATGTTTCCGTATATCAGTCCGTGCAAGCTATTTTCTGGAACTAAATCTTGACTAAGTACAAGGTTTGTTTCAGAACCTCCATCATCTTTAAAGAACAGGGCTTGTGTTCTTCCTCCTACAGAATATGGTTTTACATAAATTTTACCAAAATCTGTGCTATTAGCTGGAGATGAAGCTTGTTCATGCATGGATATTGTGCCGCTATCCTGATGACCAACGCACGAATAGGATATTGTCAAAGGAGCGTTTGCTTCAAATTTTCTGTTGGAACCAGATCTAGTGAGCCCTATGCTGATATAACCTCTTTCTGAGATCGACAAGTGAGAAAATTCAACCCCTTGAGTGCCACTTGCGCGAATCAGAGAAAAGTCAACAACGGTTTTATCTACAGCTCCCTGATCAACACACGGGTCATTTCCGTAATATCCGCCAATTATTGAGGCGTTGTCAAAAATTGGGTCATAACAAATGTGCAATCCTGAAGACCTTGTGTTTCCCATTCCCAATAATTCCAGAGAACTTCGATAGGATGTTGATGGACCACTAGAAAATCTGATATTAGAATTTCCAGTCGATTGAACGTTCAGTATAGTCGCAGGAAGAAAAGGAGAGCCTGTCGATGGATCGTACATGGCGTTTGTTATGCCAACGAGACCAGACTGAGATGCTGTTCCGCCATTTCTTAAAATTGTAACAGCTTCTCTTACGTTTGAGTCGCCATTATCAATATGTATAGATAATCTATCTTTCATTGTTTATTCCTGATTCCGCTCGTCATGGTAAATGATACTGAATCCACGGGCTGTATTTACGTTTCTTATCCTGCTGGCAAATCTTTGAGTGATTTTAACTCCTGAATCCACCGTTCCGTACATAACAGTATAATTGTATCCACTTGGGTTGTTGCTTATAATATTGGTGCCAGAGCGAGATATGAAGTTTATATCATTCAATGTTTGATAAGCATTGCTTACATGGGGCTCTTGACCAACAATCATTCTTTGGCCAGATGCTTCAAATGGCTCTAAAAATATTCCCATACATCCACTTTGAATCGCTACAGACGCAGTGTTTCTTCCCAACAGTCTGTCTGAAATCAAAGATGCGCCACCCTCTATTTCTAGAGAAATGTTGGATTGAAATCTTGATCTGCTGTACGCATTATCAATTGGTAAACAATTTAAAGTTGGGTCTGGCTGTTTGTATATAAATTTGTAATCTCTTAAGTATGACGCTGCTGCACCACTAGAGTGAATCTCAAAACCAGCACCATCCAATGATACATCGTCTAAAAACCCGCAAACAGAAGAATTATGAAAACCGTCATCTTCAGCGTCACAGAATCCACTGGTGGCCAGATGCAGGGTTTTGCATTCATAAAGACAATTGGTTATGGTGTTGTACTCTACGTCATTCGCTTTTAATTGACCGCTGATAACAACATCGTTGAAATAACCATCCCATCTCAACAGTGGGTGTCCGATAGCGTATCTATCGTTAATGTTTGGAACCAAGTCACCATAGACTGTGAGTCTCGCATCAGCTATGTTGTGCATGGCTCCGGATGGTTTTCCGCCAATTCCAACAAGATTTCCAGAAAAATATACGACTTCATTAACTGAAGACCACGGTTTTTGACTTCTGCCTAAATTGAAACTGCCACTGTTTGTTGGAGATATATCTCCAGAAACCTGAAGCATTCCAAAGTTATGAAGAGAGTTTGTTCCAATTGCTAATTTATGCTGAGCTGGATTAAGATTTCCAAACAACAATGGAGCTTGACCCGAAAAGACAGGATTACCATCTTGATCACACACGGATTCTGATGATATGGGATTTGAAGATACAACCAAAGTGTAGCTATCGCTTGGACTCACATACCATCCAGCGCCATGACCTATGGCAATATTGAAATCACCAGTCTTGTTGTTGTAAAGAGTAAAATTCCCAATACCAATGTTTCCAGAACCAATGGTATTTCCAGCCAACGCCATGTTGCCCAAAGAGGTGTTTGAGCTTCCATATAAATTACAAGAAAGCGAATAGCTGCCAACAGCAGTGTTTCCGCTTCCATTGTAATTATTTCTCAAAGAAGCATAACCAACGGCTGTATTGTCTACGCTGGTTCTTCCAGCAAGAAACATGCTGGATAAAGCTAACTTTCCAGCAAATGTAGTTCTTGTTTCTGGGCTTGAAAAATTACTTGAAATAAGTTCATTTCCAACAAAAAAGCTTGGAAATGAATCTATTAAATCGATCAAACTTGTACGTAAGTCAAGCGGAGATATCTCCTGAGTTGCATTGTCTGGAAGCAACCCATCAATAGAAGCAATATATTCAGCCTTTGTGAACTTCATTGGTTATCTCTATTGTAGTTTAATTTGCAGTGTTGATAAGTCAAACTTTACAGAGTCGCCTTGATAGATAATTCTTGGGTTGTTTAATTGCGCATACATGAGCATGTTTCCAACCCCGTACTGTCCTGAGTCAACAATAGCTATTCCAGAAATCCAGCCCCAGTCAGTCAGAGCTGTTGGAAATAATACTGTGTTTGTATTTTTAATAAGTCCACTTCCAGCATTGTGGTCGGCAATAAAATACGACCAACTGGAATCTCCTTCTGTGGATGGATTGCCAAGATTATATCTAGCATAACCAGTTGAAGCACCGCCAGTGGTTCCAGACGGAATTTCCGGAAGAGTACCACCTTTTGCATACTGAGATGATCCTGTGTTGGATTCTCTTGGAACACCGCTGCACAATGCTATAGCTATATTGGTTGGCTTTGGAAAAGAACCATTTCTAAAAAGATGATGGAGCAATCCAGATTCCAAGTAATCAGAAAAAGCAGTCATAAAATTATCCTCTTTACGAATCCTATCTATTGGAATACGATTTACAAGATATTATACACAAAAAAAGAGCCATCACCAAACAAATGGAGATGGCTCTTTCAGTATATAAAAACAGATCAATTACTATTAGTATGAACCAAGGATAATTCGACGATTGTCGAGAACGCCAAATCCAAGTTCAGCAAAACCATAGTAACCAACTCTCTGCTGACGATGAAGTGTAGGATCTTCAAACACCTGAAGAGCCTGCTTCATAGGCATGATAAAGCTATCGCTAGCACCCTGATCAAGACCAATGACCAGTTCTAGATCGCTAGCTTGAACAGCGCCACCAAGACCATTCGCAAAGAAGTCTTGGTACTCTTGACCTTCGCCAAGTTCATCAAGGTCATGCAGGTTAACGCCGAAGATACGAGTAATCGGAGCGCCACCTTCAGTCGCTGAGTAAATTTCACGACGAGTAACTTCATCAATCTGATCAAGTCCCCAGTTGCGAACATCTTCAAGAGATTCTGGCGATACGTAAAGATCAGTCAATCTACCTCGATTGGCTGAACCTGTATTTCCGCCAGCATTTCTACGCATAACAGTCTGCATAAGAGAAACCAATCTCTTTGAGAATAGACCGGCTGTAGCATCACCGTCATAAACCAAGATGTTGCGGTCAACACCAGCAGCCAACAGCGTGTGAAAACCGTCATCATTCATCTTCTTTACGAAGCCAGCTTCCATCACCTGTGCTGCGCGAGCAGCAACATCCCAGCGAGCTTCACGAGCATAACGCAGCAAATAATCAATGCTGGATGTGATCGTGTAGGTAGGAATTGTGACATAATCACTTTCAACCGCACGCTCAGGAATACGACCATGACCCGGATTTGTGTAAGCAACATGCTCACCTTCAAGACCCGGAGAGATCAAATCGAGAGGATATTCAGTGCTGGCACCCGGCTCAACATTGATTGTCTCGAAAATATTACCAAGAATATTGCCAACAAGAACACCCTTTCGCAGAGGAAGTTCAAGAGCTTTAGAAAACTCACGCTGTGCTGCGTGAGCAATACTCTGATCATTGTGACCAGTGTTTTTATAAAGACTAATAAATTCGTTACTAGGTCTCTCTGTGTATGACATATTATGTATCTCCTTTAAAATTAAAGATTAGTTTTAGCCGAAGTTAGGAAGGTTGACGTAAACTTTAGCGTAACCGTCAGCGTCCTTGCGGGACATGAAACGGCCAACAGCCAAATTACCGGATGATGCTGCATTGGAAGCTGTCGTAGAAACGTTGCCAGCAGTGGTTACGTCTGCGTAAGCGACATTTCCCGGAACTGGAGTTCCAGTAACCAAGTTGGTTACAACCCAGCCACGAGTCAATACAGTTACCTTGCCACCCTTTTGTACTTCATCCTTGTACTGATTTAGATGAGTACGAGTAAGATCTTTATCAACAACGTCATTCAGCAAAAACCCAACCGGAACGTTGGTGGATGCAGCCTGCTTGTAAGATACGCTATTGTCTCCCTGATCCATCGCTGCGCCAGAAGCGCTTAGAACGTCCAAGCAAACAACACCACCGCGACTTGCAGTTCCGGCAGTATAGAAAAAGCTGATATCTGTAGATTCTTCATATCTATCTGATTTAAGAGCCATAGTTATATTCTCCTGTTTTTTTTTATAATTACTTGTTGAGTACGTGATTTTCAAACCAGTTTGAAACACTCGCTCTGGTGGATTCAAGTTCATTCTGCTCTGGAACGATCAGTGTAGCTTCTGAACTTTCTATTTTTTCGAAAGTTTCTGGAGTTACTTCGGCTTCTGTGATCTTAGCCTTAGAATCCTTCTTCATAGCTTCTTTATCTTCCATTGCCTTCTTTTCAAACATCATCTTCTTCTTGCCGTACATAGCAACCACGGCTTCAAAAGAAGAGTCATCAAGAGCGTCAAAAGCAGCAAGAGTTGTTTCTACTTCTTCTTGCTCAAAACCAGCTTCTACCAAAGAAGCCATTCTCTTCTGCATCTTTTCTTTCTTCTTCATTTCTTCCATGTTCATTTTTGCTTCAGCAAGCTGAGAGCTTGATTGAACCAATGCATCTTCGAGTTCAGCAACGCGAGCCTGAGTAGACTTGATAACCTCATTGAGCTGATCAATTGTTGCGTGACTCTGTTCAGCAGCAGTCTTGAAAGACTCAAGCTTAGAAGCAAATTCCTTGTCTTTAGCTTCTTCGATCTTGGCCTTGATGGCTTCGTTTTCAACGTTAGCTTTTGCTAGTTGATCACGAACCTCTCGTAGCTGCGTTTCAAACAGTGTATCTTCAGCCATTTTAATTTCTCCTATTGAAAATTTAGAGTATGCGTTAAAGTTTATAACATTTGCAACCGCATTATTAAATATAACACTTCTAGGGTTCGCAGGCTTTGAAACCAACCCTTTGCCAGAAAAAGAAATATTTGACAAAGCACGACCTAATTTATAACCTTCATATTGACCTGTTCCACCGTAAGATTTTAGGTGTTTGGTCAAAAATGCTGAGGCTTCATCTCGTTCCAATATCTTTGCCATACCTTTATCGTCAATCATCGCATAATCAAATCCAGAAAATAGACATTCCATAGAAACGTACCATTTGCCTTCTTCGATTTCAGCAATGATTTTTTCCATCCGTTCTTTGTTGGTTTCATCGCTCCAACTGTTGTATAAAACAGCTTGAGTAATGATATCAAAATCTTCTGGACGGGCATCATCTTCTTCGCCTACAGCTTTACCATCCTTGGTTAAAACATAAGACCCTGTGATATGACCAATTATATCATTTTCATCGTGCATGAAATTGAATTGTTTGTCTTCTGGAGTTTTTCTAGCAGCCCAAGTGGCTTCAGGAGTAAAAACATCATCGTTTTTATTCCATCCAGTAGAAACAAGAACAGACTCTATGTAATACAGATCTAACTGATTTTTATTCTCAGCAAGCGCTGTTTCCAGAGAAGCTGGTATTTTAATATGATTGGATCTTGATGGCAAAGCTCTTTTGTGTAGTTCATCCACGCGAGAACAATAAGCTATAGAAGCCTGAGTTTTAACCAACTCGGCTACTCCATCTTGAACTTCATGTTTAAAAATTTTTATTGTCATTTTTTTACCTCATGACATTATACACAAAAAAATAAAAAATACAAAGAAAGCCTATTTTTAGCTTAATAATAACTCTACGTAATTTGCTATAATTAGTTTTCTATAGTTTTCTATGCTGTTTGCTGAAACTTTAATTTCTTTTAATTCTGATGGAATAGGTTTAAATTTTTCAGAAATAGCTTTGTATATAGAACTGTCGTTTAGTTCGCACATTGGAGTAAGATTCAACAGCGTTGCTAACCTTAATTGTTCAAACTCTTGAGATTCAGATTTTGTTAGCTGTCTCATGTTAGCTTTGCCTTTATCGTGTAAATATCCATCTATCAACACAGAGGTATGATCAAAGGCTGACGTTACCCACATAAACAACTCAGCAACTCCCGGCGTACTCTTTGGTGTATCCACACGTTTCTTTCTTGGACCATCATCTAGTTTATTTGGAGGTCTTCCGTTGTCTTTTTTAGCCACTGGACTGCTCTTTAAACCGGTTTCAGGTTTAGACTCTTGTATATCTTTAGTGATTTCACCTTGCTTTTCTATTTTTTCCATGTCGATCTGCTGATTCGCGTTATGGAAAGGACTAGCTTTTGGAGGCAGCTTTTCATCTTCTCTGGATTTAGCTTCTCTTTGTAGTCTTACTTTTTCTACGTTTGGAACTTCCTTGAATCTTTCAAGCACAGTTTCATGCGAAATGATATCTCTGTCAGCAAGTTGTATGAGCAAGTTCTTTTCACTAGATTCGTCAGACAGACTCATTTGATCATAAACAACATGAGCTGACTTTCTGAAGCCCATAGCTTTTCTTATGTCTTCAAGCTCTTTTTCCCAAAACTTAGTTAGCTGATCTCTGCCGTACTGCAATCTTTCAACCAAAGTCTTAAGAGATATGAAGTTGTTTGTGAACCCACCGCCCTGCCCAGACATTCCTGTCAATGTTGGAGGAACTCCAAGTCCAGCAAAAATACTATTTAGTACATTTTGATACTTTTCAGCTCCCAAGAATTTGTAAACTTGAGAGTTGCTTTCTGTGAATTTTAGTTCTGGCCCATAAACAAGCTCCATGCATCCACCACCTGTGTTGCTGGCGAGTATGTTTCTTAATTTATTTACGCCTTCTTGTGTTGGCAAAACCTTGTGCTCAAAGCTTCCGAGTGTCCACAGCCTGATGTTTGAAATAGCACCATCCAATGCTGCCAAGTCAGCTAATTTCATCTTCTCTAACATCACGATGTCATCAAGGATTGCGTAGGCAAGTGGATGTGCCCATTGCTGCCAGTCATCTTTTTTGTAATAAAAGACTGATAATTTTTCAGGATCTAGGTCTATCTTACGCTCTTTATTTTTTATGCTATTTTTAATATTGCTTGGTAAAGTTTCAAGAACTTTTACGGGAATTGTGCCATCTTTGAAGTTGTCAAAAAAAGCATTTGAGTTTAACTGATAGTTTTGCTTTCCAAGAAAAAGGCTAACTACGCCATCCTTCATGTCTATCGTCAACGGATTAAAGAAGTTGTATCTCCAAGGAATCAGATTCTTTTTAACCGATGGAATTTCTACAACTATATCTTGAGCCAATGATTTGAT